CGCCCGAGACCTGGATCTCTCCGGCCGCCACCGACACCAGCTTGAAAAACCCGTTGTTCGCGGCGTTGCTGAACCCCGAGACCTTGATCCACTGGCCCACATCCAGGTCGGCCAAGCCATTGCCCGAATCCGTGAACGTGTTCCCCGTCGCCACCGCCGCGATGGTGGTGATCGGCCCCACCGTCTCCGGACTGGACCAGCCCGCCGACATCAGCGCCGCCGCCAATAGATCATCGTACGCCCCGTAGCTCATCTCATAATTGATCTGGCCCGAGGCGTGGATGCTCGTCCGCGCCACATCGGCAATCTGCCGGTCGCTGCGGATCTCCTGGGAGACCTGGATCCCCGTCTCCTGCTTGAGGGTTTCGCCGGTATGCCGGAGGATCTGCAGGTTCGAGCCGGTCACCTTCACGCCGAAGCTCGTCTCTTCGACGCACGCCAACTGCACCCGGTTGGTATCTGATACTCCCATCGCTTTGACCTTTCCGAATTGGCCCTTGGCCTTGTCTTACCCGAGATCGTCCGCCCAAAACGGGCAGTGGACATTGATCTGCCAGGTGCTTTCAGACCGCCCGACCCGCACGATCGACGGCGTGCCAAAATGCACGTTCGACGCCTCCACCCCCCGGAACGCCGTCGTGATCCGGTCCGCCGCCTCCAACGCCGGCTGATCCCCATACTCGACCGGGACGAACAGGCTGACCGTCATCACACCCACCGTCCGGAACCGCCGGCTGGCCGGCGCCCCCAGCGACACCTGCTCCGTGTCGCCCCAATGAATCGTCAGCCGGCCGTGCAAAGCATGGGGCCGGTCCAGGCCCGCGTTGTCGTACTGCGTCGGCAGGCTGTATACGTCCGCGATCTGCGCTTTGAACCGACTGCGTATCGTGTTGGCCACGCTCTCGAACGTCACCGAAACAGGCTCCGCAGTTCCTCGACCGTGATCCGCAGCATCCCGTTGGGGGCCTGCTTACTGGACCCTTCCTCCAGGAACTCGATATACTCCACGTTGTTCGTGATCCAGACCACCTGCCCGGGCGGCAGTAATGAAAGGGCGGCGACACCCCTGGCCACCACCTCATCACCGGTCTTGTCACATGTCGCCAAGGCCTGCTGCGCCGGCGACCCAATTGTCACCTGCCAGTTGCCGCGGGCCCGCCCCGTATCCACCGGCGTGCGAAACGCCAGCCGGCGCAGGGCCTCCAGCACGATCTTCTTCTGGAACGCCACGCCCTCCCGGTCGATCCCTCGACCGAACGCGTCGATGTCCCGGTTAAAACCCTCGATGCTCATCCCCGCCTCAACTGCAGCAGATACAGGCACACCTGTTCGCCGCTGTAGATCGGCTCCACGCTCACGATCCGATACACCTGGCCGTCGATCGTCACCGTCATCGCATCCGGCTTCGGCGTGAACGCCAGCCCCGAGGCGGCAATCCCCGTCTGCATATCCCCGGCCTGAATCACATCCGGCCCGCGGTACCCGTGCTCATAGGGGTACGGCGGGATGATCTTCACCGTGTAGGGCGTCCCCGTTCCCGGCGTCAGTTTCCCGGTGGTCGGGTCGTAGCCGGCGCTGGGATACACCGTAAACACCGCATCCTTGCCGAAGGTCTCCAGCTTCGAGAGGACCAGGGGAACGAACTTGGCATCCAGTCGCGTCGCCACGACCTATCCCCTTGCCATCACGTCACCCGGCACGAGGATCCGCCGCAGCAGGCCCGCGATCTTCGGATAGTACGGCACCTGCGACTTGCCTCCCACGTACTGAAGGCTCTCCGTGATCGGCCCCACGGACACGGACTCGGCCGCCAGCTCGCCCGGGTTGGCAATGGCCCCCAGCAGATCATCGCCCGCCAGGTGCCGTAGGGCCGCCTCGACCGCCGCGGTCTTCACCGCCACGGGGATCTCCGCGCTGTCGTACGCATAACCATCCTCATCGACCGCAGAATACCGCGGCCAACTGAGGGCGTTGTCCCGGCGGGCCTTGTAGCCCACGAACCGGCCCCCGAACTTGAGGTCCACGTACTGCGTCCCCCGCCGCAGGGCCTCTTCCTGGGTCGCCTGATCCGCCGCCGTCCACGTGGCCTCCGCGCCATGGTCCTGGACGTACTGATCGGCCTCGGCGAGGGTGACGTAGCTGTTGGCGTTTGCCTTGCCGCTGCCGTCCTCGACCACGAACGTCGCCGGCATCGCTTACGCCCCGCCGGCCGCGCCAATGGCCTCGATCAGGTCGGCCTTCTTCAGGCTCGCGTAGCCCTCTATCCCCAGAGCGTCGGCCCGCTCTCGCAGCTCGGCGACCGTCAGCCGGTCCAGCTCGCCGCGGCGGGTGATCAGCGTGACCTCCTGCGCCCCCTCGCTTTCCCCTGACGCATCGGCCTCATCGTTCTCTGGGCCGCGGGCGGGCGCCGCGCTCGGCGCCTCGCCTTCCAGCCGGTAGCCCCTGGCCCGGTACCTCTCCAGATCGCTTTCGTTGACGATCATCCGCCCGGCGGGCCCCACGATCCTTACCGTCGGCAGTGCTCCCATCACGGCTCCTTACCTGTCAAAAAAATCACAGTGCAAAATGCAAATATCAAAATGATTTTGATCTTTGATCTTTGATGTTTGATTTTCCTGTGTGGTATCCAGGTCCCGCCCGGCGTCACCCGGGCGGGACGGTTGGATGCATCAGGCGGCCGGGCTACACCTGGCCGCAGCCCCGGCACGCCAGGTTCGGATCGAGCGTCTTGATCCCGTACAGCACATCCAGGGCCACGTGGACCTCCGAGGAGTTGCCCACGTAGTACAGTCGGCTGCGCAGCGCCAGGCCGGTCTTGGGATCGGTGATCGTCGCCACCCGGGCCCCCAGCTCGTTGCCGATATCCGTCAACGGCGCCATCGCCAGCCCAAACGCATTCCGGTGAAACGCCAGATTCGCCACATGCGAATCCGTCCGCAGCGTCACCGCCTCATCGCCGATGCACGCCGCCGCCAGCTTCGGCGTGATCGACACGCTGATCGCATTGGCCGACGCCGTGGCCTCCGCCGTCACCGCGTAGCGCTGGCTGTGGCCCGCGATCACCAGCGAGTCCCCGGCCTTGAGACTGCCGGTCAGGGCGGTGTCGTAGAGCGTCACGCTGGTCGCCCCCGCCGCATGGGCCCCGCTGACCTTCGGCGCCGTGGCCGTGACCGACCCGGCCGTGTGGGTCTGGACGTTCTGGTTGGCGAAGATTTCCAGGCCGAACTTGCGCCCCAGCGTCCCCCGCATCTGGGCCGCCACACCCGTATCGCCCGCCCCCTGGTGCTGGGTGAAGGCGCTGAGCCGCAAGAGCCCCTCCTGCAGGGCCCCATCCACCATGTAGTGCATCCGGTCCACATCGTCCACCGGCACCCCATTCTCGAACATCACCCGGCGCGGCCCGGTGACGTCCGATACGTCGATCGCCGTATCGTCGTGGTTATCGTGGAACCAGGGGATGTCCCGATACAGGGCACACAGCTTCAGGTCGATGTCGTTGGCCAGGGCGTACGCCGCCGGCCGAATGTGGTCGGCGATGATCCGCTCCCCGGTAAGCGCCAGCTCCTTGTCCGTCAGCGCGAACTTCACCTCCCGCCAGTAGTCCAGCGTGAGATTCACGTACTGGGTATCCAGGTCCTGCGCCGCGCTGGGGGCGTTTTCGGCGGTGAACGTGCTGGGCTTGCGGATGCTGATCGTCTGGCCCCGCCGAAACGACCGACGCTCCTCATCATAGCCCCGGTGCACGCGGGCCGCCATCCCCAGGGCCTTCTCCAGATGGATCAGGGCCTCCTGGGCGTAAAAGATGGGGTTGTACACCCCGAGTGTGTTCGTTGCCATCGGATCAACCTTTCTTTATGGCCGAGAACGTGGTTCGTGTCAGTCCACGATTTGCAGCGTCTGGCCCGCCTTGAGGGCGGCCTCCTTGGCACTGCGGTACCGGTACGGATCCTTGGCGTCGGCGGCGCTGATCTGGTAGGGACTGTTGGGCCGCGGGTGACTCGTCACCGTCCCGCTCGAGCCGCTGCCCGAGGCCCCCGTCCCCTCGAAGCACACCCCATAGAGGGCGGACTGCTTCATCTCGGCGACCAGCTCCTCGATGCTCATCGGCCCGGTCTTGCCCGTCGCCGGGCTGATCCGCACGTTGCCGTCCGGCCCGACCACCTCGACCACGAACTCGCCGTTCTCGGTCTCCCGCAGCCGGGTCGCGGCCTTCACGTGCGGCAACAGCAACTCGGCGTTGCCCTTGGCGTCCGCCAGGGCCTTGAGGGCGCTGGCCTCCACGAGCATCCGCTCCACCTGCCCGGTGCGCTTGCCCAGCTTGTCCTGCAGGGCCTTGAGCTCCGTGCGGTGCTTTTCCTCGAGATGGCTCTTGAGCGTTTCGATCTGCTCCTTGACCTTGTCCTCCGGCCGCCAGTTGGCCATCTCCTCGACCTTCTTGAGCGCCACCCGGGCCTTCTCGGCGTCGAGTCCCTCGAACGCCTTGACCAGCCCTTCGGCCTTCTCCCGGCTGGCCCGCTCGGCACTCAGCGCCGACTTGAGTCCCTTGACGTTCTCCAGCGCAAAATCCCCCACCGGTGTCACCTCCAGCAGGTACGTCCCGTCCTCCTGGGGTGTGTACTCCTTCTGGAGATCCTCGCCGAGCCCGTCAAACACGTCCCTGGTGATGATTGCCGCCAACGCCATAATCCACTCCTTCTCGGCCTCCCGCCGACCGATCTCGTCTCGGAATCGTCCCGATCCCGGGGCGTCCCGCCCATTCGCCTCTATCTGCAACGCCGGGAACGTCCCGGCCTGACACCGAATACATCAAAGATCAAAATGGTTCTGCATTTTGCATCTTGCACTGTGATTTGCCGGATGGCCGACCGGCCAAACCGCCCGCTCTCTAGTGAATGTACACTATTTTCGGGCCTTGCGCCGGGCCGCCCGAAGATCCTCCGAATTCAATCCCTCCCGCCTTCGCAGCTCCTCCAGCGTCAACCGCCGCCCGTCCACGCTGAACCGCTCGATCTTCAC